GAAGAACAACCGGCCATTAACGCAAGAATTGTTAGGGCTGTAATAGTGCGTTTCATTTGGATAACTCCTGACTTTGTTCTTTAACTGTAACAATACCTTTATCTACTATTTTTGCTATACCGGAAATTCCGACAGTAGCAAGTATTAGCCCAAAGACTGTACCTAAAATAAAGTTTTTCATAAAATACCTATGTGTGTGTTGATAACGCTATTAGTATATAACAGAATTGCTCAAAGAGCAAGAGATTTTTTTACCAAAAAAAAATGGGCACAATATGCACCCATTTTAATTTATATAATTGGATTAACCGGTTGCTAGGGATCTTAATCCTCTACCAACATCTGCTCCAATTCCAACTGGACTACCAGATCCGTCAATTTGGATAGCATTATCATATTTCAATGTTAATGTAATATCAACAGGATCGCTGCTGCTGTAATCAGTATTTGAATATACGCTATGTTGAATATAGCATCCGTAACATTCAAATGTTTCTAGTACTCTAGCTTCGTTTTTTCCGTTGCCGCCATCTAAAATTTCAATTTTTGTTACAAATTTGTAATCGATGCCGCTTGCCGCAGAACTTTGTTCAAAGAAGTCAAATTGTTTCTGTAGTTGTTCGCCAACTAATCTACTAACTTCGTTACTAACATCGTCACGAATAACTAGTGTTAAGTCATCCCAAGTATAACGACCAGCATAATTAATTTTGCTGTTATATACGTGTAATTCAACATTTTCAAACTGAACGCCCGGTCTAGTAATATTCATTACTTGTTTAGTCAATTCAGTAGTAGGTTTACTAATTCCAAAATTTTCTAAGGACACTCTGAAACGATATTTCAGTTTGGGCATTAACAAGCCCTGAGAAGTTGCACTCTGTCCGGTTGGAAGAGGTACTGTAAATTTACTTAAACTAGAAATTGCCATCTAGATGCTCCTTGTATTTTATATTTAATCATTATAGACCTGCTGCTATATCACCAGTATTTTTCAAACGTAATGGTATATAGATGAACTCTACTGCCTTAACTGGTTCAATAGCAATGTCAACGTATAGTTCATTACGGTCAATTCTAGCAGGTGTATTATTTTGTTCATCGCACTGAACAATGAAGTCATATAATGCACGTTGTCCCACTAATTCAAGTAATAAACTTTCAACGCTTTGTTTCATTTCATTTCTTGTTATTCTATCATTTGGTTCAAACAAGAACGGACGAGTTAACACATCTAATTGTCTACGTAGATATGCAACTAATCTAGATACGTTAATTCTATCCAATGCACTTGCATTCCTAGCACGAGTTTTTTGTCCAAATACAACTATTCCAGATCCTGGAATTGTCGAAATAGGATTAATTTTTACATCCTGCAATACATCTCGTAGATTTTGTGGGATTGGAGCAAGTTGGAACTCTCCATCTTTTAAATATCCGACTGCTGTTGCATTATCAACTCCTCCGCGGCGTGTACCTGCTGGTGCAAACCATGGATAACTTCTTTGATCACTTATTGAAATGGTACGTAATATCATGTGACTTGGTGGAACCATAATGTTGTTTCCACTATTATCAGTAGTAAAACCACTAGGATAATACATAGCCATATATTCATCATATGTAACTGCACCGGTTTCTCCGTTATCTAACGCAGAATTAGTCCCGCCCCAGGTACGTAAGTCAGTACCTGTTGCTGGTAATCTCATTGGAGTATCGCCGATAACAAATGCCGTTAATCCTCTTGCTGTATTCAAATTGACCATATTTGTAATAGTCTCTGGATATCCTGGAGTTACTATCAAACTGGCAATTAATGTATCAGTGTCGCGAACACCGCTATTAGTATCTATTAATGATTTTAAAGATTTAACTACTAGGCCGCGTTGTGCATGTCTACCAAATTTTCCACTGCCATCTTCATTATTTCCTACATCATTTACCCAACGAGCAGTCGAATATTTTGCATTTCCTGTAGAGCCGTCCATGATTTCGTCGTTGTATCTAGTATTTTTTCCGCTATTTGCGGTAATATCTATAGCAGCAGACATGTATTTTTTAACATTATTTCCGCTACGACGAGTGTTCCATAAACGCATGCCTTGTGGATATTGAACAGGATCGGGTGCATCTGGATCTACATAATTATAAGATAATAATTTTTGTACACTATCCGGTGCAACATCGTCACCTGCACCACTCCATCGTGCATCTGCAAATAACCAGCCAGTTGGGCTTGTATTATCTGTTAAATCTTGTTTGATCCATTTAGCTAATTGTGTGCTCCAAACATATACGGTTTGTCCATACATCTCTGGATCAGATGAATCAATCCAGATATCACCATCAACTAGGGGAGTTCCGTCGCTTTGCCCAGTAGCTGCGTCTGGTTGAGTTGCTCTAATAATAGGACCATTTGGATCAGTTTGTGGAAGATAGTTAAGATATCCTACCCAGTTAGTTCCATTATGTATCATAATATCAACTTCATCTTGGATAGATGAATACCATATAGTTCCTTCTGCAGGAGCTGTGGTAGGAGCTGTTGCAGAAGCAACAAATGGCGTTGTTAATAGATCAATAGGTTTCCAATTGCTTGCTCTTAATTGATAAACTGAATTAACATTTTCTGGATATAAATTTGCAGCATACGTAGTAGTTGCCGGGTCATAGAATCCTAAACCTTGTAAAGGAGCGCCAGCAGCATCTGTTAACAATATATCACCGCCTAACTTATGTGATACTTTCAATACGCGAGTATTAGAATCATAAGAAGCAGTTACATTAATTAATCCCGCTGAACTAATTGCGGCTGCAACAACTGTACCAGCAGTACCGGTACTAGTTATTGTTACAGTTTTAGCAACTGGCAAACTTGAAGATCCTGCAATTGTTTCTGTAATTAAAAACTGACTACCTGTTGATATTGAAATTCCTGCACCAACAGTTACAGCAATAGTTGTAGGACTAGAACTTGTTCTTCTATAAATTTCAAAATTTGCTAATCCCGGATTGTTAGCGGCTCCATAGGTACCGTCGTTTGTATTACTTTTAACAAATAATTTACCAGCAGTTAATGAAGTTCCGCCAGTACTATCTAATGCATATAGTGCTGCTTGATGGTTTGGATAAATGGGTGCTGTTACTGTAGTCCACGCTGCCGAACTAGCATTATAAGTTTTAATTGTCCATTTTGCACCACGACTAGGTTCTGTTGTTTTTACATATACACTGCCTGTAGCTACTTTATCTGTAGCAAATTGAGGATAAATTGTGTGAGGATTAACTGATAATTTTACTTCGCCATATACTATACCAGTTCTGCCTAATCCTAATGATGCTAATACTGCTCCATTTTCTGAATCAGTTAATGATATTCTTCCGCCCTGTAATGCACTTGCATCTGCATACAAATAAATTCTAGTACCATCACTGTTTGCTGCCACGCCTGCATTAGGACAGCTAGCATTAATTGCTGTAGCAATAGCGTCGGCAGTAATACCTCCTATACTAATAGCAATACCGTTGATGTTAAACTGCTTACCTGTAATAGGTGTTCCGATAAGACCAGATACAACAGGCCAGCTAGTCTGCCAGCACTTGCTAGTGAATGTTGGACCACTAATTGGAGAGCCAAACGATGTATCTCTACTTGAGCCTAATTTAACCCAAACATTACTCCAGTTTTTAAACCAAATAGTAATTGCATTTTCGCTAGTTGCGTAAACTGCATAGTTTCCAATGGCTCCATAGCTAGCTAGTGGAACTCCATTGTTAGAAGCGATATCTTTGTTATCGTCTGTAATCTTTAATGGAACTTTATTAACAAATACTTTATTTGTAGCATCCCATTCACTAATTCCAAACAAAGAAGAAGTAGTATCTAACCAATAACTACCAGATACTGGTCTACCTTTAGGCTCAGAAGAAGTTGGTGTTATTTCGGCAAGATCTAAATTTGCACGTACAACATATGCTCTTGAGCTAACACCCAATGTACTATATGCTGCTTGTAATCCATATTCATTTAACTCTCCACCGTGGATAGGATTGCTGTTAGAATCTGTATAGAATAACGGAGTTCCAAAAGTATCAGTCAAATCTCGTTGGCTAGTAATAGTCCATACTTTACCAACATATGAAGCTAGTGTCCCTTTGGCAACGGTGCCAGAAGGATTTGTTTTGTTTGCTTTTGTAGCAACAAAAATAATTGGTACAGTTCCTGGAATTCCTGTGTTATAGAAACTCTCGTCAATTACAGTTACTTGTACGCCCGGTGAAGTTAGTGCCATTTGTTAATCTCCTCAATGGAATATCGTTTCGTATATTTAGCGGTTTGATTAATTTTTTACCGACTTAAATACATTTGAAAAGGGTACAAAAAGGGCGTGTATGAGAGAACTTTGCAAAAAATGTGGATGCAGACCTGTAGCAATAAACTACTATAAAGAAGGAAAAGTTTTCTATAGATCAAAATGTGACCACTGTGCAGATCAACGTAAAGATGGTGTGCCGCTATGGCAAAAATCTGGATATACAAAAAAGACCGCCTGTGATAAATGCGGATTTACTTCTAAGTATCTTGAACAATTTAATGTGTTCTACATTGACGGTAATCCGACAAATTGTAGATATACTAATTTAAAAACAGTTTGTGCAAACTGTCAACGCATACTACATAAATTTAAACTGCCTTGGCGACAGGGAGATCTTCGACCAGATTTCTAAGTTGTTCAAATAATGAATCAATTGTATTATCGTTAGATATTGTGTGATCAATATTGCCACCTACCCAGGAATATTCACTAGCGTGTATGTTTGCTTTTTCTAATTTTTGTCTACTAAGTGCCCAAGTTGTATTACCGTTTGGTCCACGATTAAATGATTGTGCGGCAGAAATCCAGTTAGGATCTTCACCACGTTTAATACGTACTACAATACCGCCAGCATTATGGATAGCAGAGATTTCATTAGGAAAACGTACATCACTAATGACAATATCGTCATTACTGGTAAGTAATTTGTGTTCTAAACTAGCAATCCAAATATCATTATGAAAAGACTTACGGCAAACTTCAGTCCCCCAGTTTTGTAACACCCATCTAGGAGTTAATTCGGGTATACCAAGACGTTCACTCCACCATACGTCTAATTGTTCTCGCCATTCACGGGCTTGAGTTGTGCGGCCTTCGAGTAGTGTACGATCCCACCCAAATATAGAAGATATTGCATCTTTGAGCGTGCCGGCAAAACTATCTCGTCTAAAACCGTGAAAGTTAACCAAAT